TTGCCGACAAGCATCCCTTCCAAAGCTTCAATAGCAATATCTAACTTACTCTGTAGAGCCTGTTCAAGAGGGCGGGTGTTCCATTCTTCTACTGCGTAGTCCTCACAAGACCACATATCATCAACATCGGATGTAATACAACACTCTTTGTTACACTTAACTGTGTACCATCCATTATCCTTGGGATATAATCTAGCCTCACCACCACAGAACGGGCAAGCCTTTAGTTCTTTATCCATAATCAATCTCCTTAACTACAATTAGGCTGACTAGCTTTCTCCATAGCCTCACCAAGGATATAACGCTCGACATCCTCTATATTCTTAATAATATACTCTCTATCATCGACAGTTATCTTGCCGCCATCCTGCATACCAGAAGCTTCATACAGATAGTAACCAGCAATCTCATCACCAAGAATATCATCAAGTATAGCCACCAGCGCTTCCTCCACCTCCTCATCTATGAATTGAACTGTAGTAGGGAAATCACCCTGTAATTTATACAGAGCTACATTTATCTTGAGATACTTTTCTCTGCGAGTTTTAATGAGTTCTAATAATTCTAAGCACTTCTCTAACATGATCATTCCTTTCTGTTTTGGTAAAAAAGGGAAGCCACATTGCGCAGCCTCCCCTTGATATATCGTACCATTCAGTCAACACTAAAGAATTAAACGCTTATCCAAGTCATTAGACTGTTGACGTACTCGGCTACTTATGTTCTACTCTATTTGCTTATCTAGGTCAATCCCTATCTGAGCCAAGCACATAACTTTACTTTTAGTTGATGTCCCGGAACAGCCCCGGAATATAAATGCTGTACAGTTATTAAATCCGGGCGCTGACGGCGACTGTCAACCCGGTCCCAATACTCACACTATTGAGTTTTGAAAGCTGGATGTTGAGTTCATACCAGCACATACCGCGAGACACTTCTTTGAACTGGGGGAGTAGGTATGGGGAAGTCTTCTGTAGTGAAGGCATAACAATTACCGGCGCGCATGCGTGTATCAGTGGCAAGTCTTACTAAGCTGATCTAACTTAATATAAGATCTAGATGTACTAAAAGGTTCTAGTCTCTCTTATATAGTGAGTTACGGGAAAGAGTCGACCTATGTTTAAATAAGGAGAATAGCATGAAGATAGAAGATAAAGATTTATTACTACCAGCTGAGAAGTTATTAGCTAAACACAAGATAGAGCATGGTGAAGCTCCTGCTTATAACAGTGAGGTGTTAGGGTTAATCAATCAACTAAAGAGGATGGTACTGCAAAGAGATAGGCACATCTTTAAGCTGAAGAAGGCGATAGCATGGAAGCATCAATAAGCTCTCCCTTTTTCTATTGCAATACATCTTTTACATGGTACACTGTTAGTGCTTATACGAACTAACGAAGGTTAGTGTAGTTTAGGCATAGGGAGGGGTTTTCAATCCATGGTTTCCCCTCCCATATAAACAGAAAGGATGATCTAATGGAACAAGCAACAGAACTACAAATTACTGGTATTAAGTGTGATAACACTGATTGTGATTATCGCGATGACGAAGCTGACTTTGAAGACTACGAGAGTTTCTTAAATAAACCTTGTCCTAAGTGTGGAGAGAATCTTTTAACAGAAGCGGACTTAGCCACAACTAGGGCTATGATGGCAGTGACAGAGGCAATTAATACTGCCTTTGCTGGTGTTGATATTCCAGATGATGAGCCTATACTAGAGACAAGGCTAGAGATGGATTAATTGAAGTGGAGGTTATTGAGGATGAGTGAAGATAAAGAAGATAATGTGGTTTATATAAAACCTGAGTATAAAGATGATTATAGAGATGCTCGGCAGATAAGGAAGGATGAGCTTATGCAGGGAGTTATTGATTACGCCAATAAACTAAGCTGGTAATGAGTAAAGATATTATTACTGTGGTAAGTGAGGAGTTGATTCAAGATAGAATAGAAGACTTTAAGTCTGGCAAGATGGTTAAAGTCACTGTGTGGCATTACCAAAAGAATGAGCATGGTCAGGAGTTCTGGGATACTTACTTACATCAAGAGTGCAGGAGTATGTACAACGAGTTACTTCCAGTAGGTGAGACTCCGTATGAGTGATTATAAGAAATACTTTATAGAGGCTATTGTATTACTAGGTATGGGCAGGTGGATAGTAGCTACTGCTTTCGCTTCATTATTTGTTTATGCAGAATCTATCACTTTGATTGCCGGAAGCGTAATTGTTATCGCAATAATTTTAATTATAGATGACACATATCTTGAAGCTCGTGAGTATGCTAAGAAGCAATGTGACAACGATGAATACTTAAAACAGTTTATTACACCTATACTATTAGACTAACCACTCCCCCCGCCTTTAGCTAGGGTCGCTTATCTGTTTGAGTGCTTCTTTTATATGATCATTACAGAGGGCTTGGCAGCATTGCATCCCTCTTTGAAACTCGTTACCTTGAGCATCTTGCCAAAACTCCTTAACATCTTTGCCGACAAGCATCCCTTCCAAAGCTTCAATAGCAATATCTAACTTACTCTGTAGAGCCTGTTCAAGAGGGCGGGTGTTCCATTCTTCTACTGCGTAGTCCTCACAAGACCACATATCATCAACATCGGATGTAATACAACAC